AGGTTCCCCATGATCCACCACCTACCTTTTGGCTACCCTCAAATGCCCCTGTTTCTCCACCAAAGAATATCGAATCTGTGGCAGTGGTGATTACAGGTCCGGTTCTTTCTCTAGTATATACATAAGTTTTTGCCATAAAACTAAAGGTTGTTGTGACCGCTCGTCTTTCCGAAAAATCTCCCTCATATATTTCGTTCGTAGATGTTCCAGTAATTACCAACGGAACATTAACCTTCTTATTTAATGTGTTAAAGTTCATTTGAAATATAAACTCTGGAGTAAAGTTTGAAACAATTTGCTCAACTATTTGTAAATTTTCATCAACATCTCTGGTAAAAACATATAACCCAAAGTTGACCATGTAAGGAACTTCAGAATAATTAAATCTATGATTACCTGTTTCTTGATTTGGTGAATCAGAAGTAATTCTTAATTTATTAAGTTTTCTCGCTGGATCATAATTTAGTCCTATCATTTCAAAACCCATGCGTGGCAGCGTTATCTCTGCTCTAACACCCGGAGTAATTGAGCTAGTCTCTTGAATTCTTCTTATAAATTTTTCTTTGGGTGAGTACGTAAGTGGAACTCTATTTTTTTCTTTTAATATGCCATTATCAAACTTCCCAACATAAATGTTGTTAAATAAATTACCTACTCCTAGTACTAATTTTCTTAAAGATTCGTTATAAAAATAATCAAACATTAGAAATTGCCCTCCGAGAATGGATCATTTTCACTAAAATCTAGTAATGTATCTTTGTCAATTTCAATATCAATTTCTTCATTATCTCCTACTAGTTCTTCACTTTGTACATTAATTTGAGTGCTAAAGTCAGCATCACCAGTCCCGCTAATATAATTTTCAGCCGTGCTAGTTCTTCCAAGAACGGATCCACTTACACCCCGAAGTCCGGTAATTGCAAATGTTCCAGATACATTACCAACTGTCATTGTAACTCCACTAATAGAAATAATTTCGCCCTTACCTGTTGCGTCATCGTAAGACATACCTGAGCCAGTCTCTCCTGATACTTGGAATATTTCCTCTCCAACAAAAAAGTCTGTTGTTGCGGTAGGATCTGTTTTTTCGGAAATCTTTAAAGTTTGTGCTAGTTTCTTTCTATCAGTTTGGAATTTATCAATTTCGGCTATACCTGTATTAAAAATTTCATTATTATATGTAAATGCTTCTGTAAACAAGACAAAGCTGTACAAATCACCTAGTTGGTATAGTGGATTTTCATGTTCTACAAAATTTATTTCGAATAAAGTTGATGAGAGAGGAAAGTAAATAAGGTCACCCTCTCTTGGTCTAGTTATTACAGAGTTTCTGCTTGTTACTAATTGCTCAAAAGTTCTTTTGGCTACTATTAGGGTTGCTCTGTCTCTAACCTCTATACCAAATTTACTGATTATATCTCCAGCACCCTCAAACCCCTGAACATTTGATAAATACATGTCAATTAAATATGCCCTGTTAAAAGCACTGCGTGAGTCTTCACCAAAAATTTTATCCTGACTTCTTAATGTTCGTGGAATATAATAGACATCTCGACCCATATGATTTATTGTTTCCGCATACAGGTCTTCTATTAGGTTTTGTTCTCTCAGAACATCACGAATGTAAGGACTTTTTGCCATATTATGCCGTTATAAAGTTAATTGGTAATTCGTACTCTGACTGTACTTTTTGTTCTATCGCTGCAACTTCTGCTAATGCCTCCTGATACAACTGACCACCTCTGAGAGTTACTCCTCCCGGAAGCTGAACTCCATCATATTTTGCAAGATTTGATCCCCACTGCTTTTTGATAAGTGCTGTTACGTACTCTTTTAATAGCCTATCGTTAAATATATCTTTATAAATGGTAGGATCCAGAGCACAATACCCCTCTATTATTACAAAATCACCCGCATTAATTTCCTCGGACCACTTCATGTCCATGTGGAGTTTTTTAGTAACTTTACTAAAGTGAAGAACCTTTTCTGGTTGGAAAAACTGCTCAACAAGAGCAATATACCGCATGGTGCTATCAAATCCAGCCAAACCAAGAGAGTTTTGGAATCCTAGTCCTCTATTTACACCAAAGTAGTCTGTTAATGCTAATTGATATCTAACATCAAACATGCTTTGGTTTGCTAAATTACCGAACCTTAAAACTCTAGTAACGCTTAGAAGATTTGTCCCATTTGGACCTTCCTCGTCACTAAATCCAACAGCTTTTCCTAAACTTGTGGTATCAATATATTTATTATCAATGTCACTTTGTGTTACTGGATATGAAAATATACATCTTTGCACTCCATCAAAGTGTCTTTCTGCAAAATATTGTAAAGCGTCATCAAGGCGCTCCTCAGCTTGTCCATAATCAACATTGATTTCAATTACCGGAGCACCTAAACGTCTAAAAGCATAATCAATTAAAGATTCTCTTGAATTTGGTGTTGCCATGTGTTTGTACCTCAGTAGTATTTATGTGGCCAAACAATTCATATAAAAATTTTATTAAATATCTAGTATATTCAGGGGAATTTTAACTAAATCATCAATATTTATTTGTTCTATTTTTTGTTTTCTCTCATTATTACTTGTAGTAGAATAATTGGTAAATCCTGGCATACCTAATGGACAATTTAACTTAGGATAATCTAATTTTGAGTATTCATTTTCTGTCGAAAGTAACCAAGTTCTCTTTTTATCCCCACAACCACACTCATCACAGTAAAATTTACCTCTAGTTGAGCTTTTTTTCAGATGTTGACATGGTTCGATGTTATTGTTACCAAAACAACTTAAAATTCTTAGCTGCTTTACTGGTTTATCTACTTTTTTATTTTTTAATCCTCTGGAAGCCATAGAAATGGCAAAAGATTGGATCATTGTAAGACCCTTAGATGATAAGTCTGTCAGTTGCTTTTGTACCGAACCTTTGCCATCATTAGGATCAAAGGCAATTTTTCTTTTTTGCCTTTTTCTACAATTACCACAACCCATTCTTTCTCCAAATTAGTTTACCGTCGAATCACCAATTTGAATAATTCCTTCAGTAGGACTAGTTGCAACAAATAATTTTAGAACTGTCTGTTCATCTGTCGTAGTTTTACCTAAAGTAAACCCACCGGGTCTGTCTGGATCAAGATAATATACCTGACCAGATGTTAGTCCACTAAAACCATTATATAAACCTGATGTAATAATTCTAAATGTGTTATTGGTAATACTTTCTACAACACCAATGGTGTTATTTTTATCAAAACCATGTGCAGTAGATCCAGCCAATCCTGATGATAGAGTAATTCCACCATTATTATCGGGAATTGCAAAGAATCCAGCCGAAACTCCAGCAGTTAGCGCCGTGGTGCTATGTGTGAAGTCGAATCCGGTGTTGATTGCTGTGCCAAAAGTGGATCCGGTGACCTTACCAGTAACGGATAAATTACCACCAACGGTTGCATCACTTGATACAGTTAGTTTACCAGTAAGTGTTATTCCATGTGGAATAGATTCCTCTACTCCAAGCTGAATAAATCCCGCGGTAATACCAGACGATGTTGTACCAACCTGAGCACTTACACCCTGTAGACTTGATCCAGATACATCAACATCATATAGCTTAATACGATTAAGTTTGTTAATTATTTCTTCATTTTCTTTCAAAAACCAGTCGTAAAAACTTGTATTTGAAGCAAGATTAGAAATACTGAATTGATTGTCTTCTACGCCCATTTATGTTACCTTATACTAGTTGAACAAATTTTACACCGAATACTGCGTCGTTTGAATTATTTATGCCGGCAAAATCTATCTTACTTGTCCCAACGTGTAAAACATTAGCAGAAGATCCACTTGATGCATCTGTTAATTTTTTAGTGGTTGACAGAAGAGTGTATAATGAGGCACCAGATGAATCTCCAATAAACACGTCACCACGAAATATAAAGTCAGTATTAATTTCTCCTGTTTTGCTGCTAAATGTAATGAAAAAGTCTGGATTTACCCCTACTACAGTCTTTGCAGATTGAATATATCCTAATGGTGGTGTTTTTACAATGCTAGAAGCAGTTCCCTTATCTGCTTTCCATACAGCCATACCCGAAGTTGGTACATTTCCTCCACTTGATCTTCTAACCTTTACATCAAACAAATTACTAAATGCAGCATTCTCATTTGGTGCCTTATTACTACCTAATTTAAATTTATTGGTATTATCTTTTAAATTTTCTAGTATAGCATAGGAGTCAAATTTTAGCGGAGTTGTGCTATTTGCAACAGCTAATGTTGATTTTAATTCACTAGAAGGAACTTTATATGCTATCATATAACCAGCAATATTAATTAATCTGTTGTATAAGATAGTTTCATCCAATAAAGATGCATCTGTTGGTGTTAAAACTGCCGATAATCTGTTTTCTAGTGTAAAATCTTTACTAGTATCGCCGGTATTTACTGTAAATTTAACATTAGTGTTTCCACTACCAATATTAAGATTTCCTGTTGCAATATCCGTAGCTATTTTGACACCCTGTATTTCATATTGTTGCTCGTTAATTTGTCTGTAAATAAATTCACACGAGGGATTGGTTCCTTTATTACCAACGGTAGAAATTGTTGGAATTTGTGTAACTCTTAAAAATTCACTGCTCAATCCGCTAGTATCTAGAGTAACGGAAAGCAAACTCCCCAATTTTCTACTCCATAAATTTACCATGTGGTTATACCAACCAAGAGGACTATTTACGTCAATTGCAGACTCTATCTCATCATGCAAAGATGTTAATGATATTGATGAGGGCAACTCTGACTCTGTGGTGCTTTCTCCAGAAATGAATCTAGTTTCCGTTTCAATACCGAGGCCTCTAGTCAGACCTTTCCATAGTTGGTATACATCAAATCTTTTTACGCGAGATGCTGAGAGTAATAAACTGCCAGCCGATACTGTGGTGCCATCAGTGGGATCAAAGGTGTCTTGTTTCGCATAGAAGCCAACTGTGCCTATTGTGGTCGCTGTATCCGGTGTGCTTACGGCAGATGCGAAATCAGATAATGAATCATCAATGAATTTTCCTGTAGAATTTTGCGGAAAGTCTATCGATCTAATTATCATGGTTGACCAAGAAGAATCTTCTATTAGTGGATTTTTCTCTGGTAACAAAGCTAGCCAAGTATATCCATCAGAAGTTTTTATTGGATTTGCACCATGTTCTCTGAGATTCTTTAATGTAGAAAATAATGATCCCGGTCTTACGTTGGAAACTACAGGTGTATTTTTTAAATTATTTTTGTTATTTGAAAGACATAAAAACGTAACTTTTAGTTCGTTGTCAAATGCGATACAGTTTTGATTTGATGGGTCTATTTCTCCATTAAATGCATTGTATTGAGTTCCTTTTTGCCATTTTTTCTTTCCAAAGCAACCAACTACACCATTTCCTCGATCATCATTACGGGGAAGTCTTTTCATAAAAACTGAACTGTCCAATATTTCATTTGAACTTTTAATACTTTGATTTTTTTCTGTGACTGGATTGTTGTTATTTAAAGATAAAAACGTTTCTTTTTTGAATACAACACTTTCAATCGCATCTAGCACCCGATTGAATTTGTCACCAGATGTATCAAGTGTGTTTGCTCTGCCTGTGCTTGTTATATTGCTCATCCAGTGTATCCTCCGATTGGACAGGAATAGTTATCTTCTCTACCATTGTTGGGAGATGTGCCTCCAGATGGTGCGATAAGATAAGAAAACTCTAGTATATCTATGAAACCAAAACTCGTACCAGAAACAATACCATCTGCCCATGATGGAAATGCATAGGTAATCATATTTGCCGTATTACCAGTTGCTCCACCAGTAATTCCACCATGTGATGTTGCTCCACAGCACCCAGCAGTTATGGCAATGTCTAACGTATCACCTAAGGTATAGGGGAAATAGTTTCCTAAAATTGAAATTTCTTGACCGGAGCCACCGATTACCCCGTCATATGACCCCTTTCCGGTACCGAAAACCTGAGATGGTGGTTTTATCGTTACTGCGGTTAAAAATGCATCACCACTCGAACCAGAAGTATTACCTCCACTTAAAAATGATACTGATTCATTTAAATTTGTAAAAGTTGACTGTAAGTTTAGTTTCATTCCAACTGGATGCAATAATTTTAAATATGCGTCCATATAGTCGTCTGTGCTAATTGGGTTATTATCTTGAAAAGAAACAGACAGTGTAAACTCACCCTGTTCAGTATCAACACCTATAGTTTGAGCACCCAACAACGTAATAAAAAAGTACGCAAGAGATACGTCTGTGCCTTTAAAATTATAAAACTTAGTTTTTACATCACGCAGAAAGTTTCTTATATTTTCCTGTGTTATAATCGGAGAGTCTTCTGGAGTTTCAGTTAATATTTTAAACCCCGGAGCGTATAAATTTAAAAAACTAGAAACTAGTTCATCTGGACAGTTATCAATATCTTTTACATTTGCAAATACATCATCTAAAATATAACCACTACCATACTCACCATATAGCCAATCATAATACTTTTGTAAAAAGGTAATTAATTTTGTGTTAATGCTATTATCATCATGTCGCTCTCTTAGCCAAAATTGAAGTTGTGATTTTACATCAACATAATCAGTTGAAACAACTTCTTTTAATTCTTCTACTATTTGTTCTACATCAAAAGAACCAAATTTATATGATGGATATCTAGTAAGTAAGTCCTGCTGTATTGAAACAATAGGCCTTCCCTTTGGATCAAGAAATAGTGATGTTAGTTCCAACATTAGCTTAAAGTTCCAATAACTTCATGTTTAATATTAATTATTCCTGAATCTGTATTATAGTCAGCACTTATACCAGAAAACGAAAATGTTTCTAGCTTATTTTTGTCAAACGAAATAAGACCCGAGTTTAAATCTAAAACATTTGTATATGTTGTTCCTGAGGGCCCTGCAAGCTCTCCTATTCCATTCATTGTCAATTTTTTATTTACACCATTTATTGTAACTGATGCATTTAGTGTAATACCATCACCACTTCCACCCAAAGCATTTTTAAAATCAAACTCATGCTGTCCACCCTGAAATGTTTTTATTTCTGCAAACGCTTTAGAAAAATTACCATTTGTTCCAGATGTTTTTGATATATCAGAGGCTTTAACACTAACATTAAAAGATTTGGATGAGCCGTTTCTAAAGTAAAGCTGATTGAATGCGTCTCTTGCCTCTATGTTATTAAAAGAAAATTGAATATCAATTGGAGTTGGGACTCTATAACTAAATGATAAACCGGCAACAATTTTATTTTTCACATCACTAACAATATTTTCTGCTGATCCTAGAACTACTCTATCAGATTCTCGCATAAGGCTAACATGAGATATACCATTTAACCTTTCTGCTGTATCTGGACCACCATATATCGAGATATTGTGTTCTGAATTATTCCTGTCAATATCCGTAAATGACTGAGAAATACTGTTTATGTAATCGTCCTTTGACACTATTCTACCCGCAGATGAAAATTCACGAGGAGCAAAAAATTTAATTTCATCTTTGTTTGGTGAATCAAACCCATTTACTGCTTGAGTTAATGTGTTTGTGACTACAGTTCCTGCTACATTAGATGAAAATTGGTTTGATCCATTAGCAATTGAACCACTACTATTTACATAACTTATAAAAACATCTTCTCCAGTAGATATTCCACGACCGCTAATTTGTCCATTGGTATCTTTGAGTCCACCAAAAAATACAGTATAACCGTTATTTGATGTTTCTAAAAAATATACTTTACTGTTTTGGTCAATTGTATTATCGGTATTTAATACGCGCTTATATTGTGTAATTCCGGAATCAATTTCATTAACATAAATTCTAAGAGTTCTTGGATCTAATGTTTTGTTTTCAATTTGAATTTTTTGTTTGTCATAATCAACTTTAACTGGTTGCTTAATTACAACATTTTTTGCCTGATATACATCAATATCAACTATTGTTCCTGTATTTTGTCCTTGGACTGCACCGGGAATAAAAACTTCATTTGTTTGAGGATCTTCATTTTCAGCACCTCCGGTATAAATAAATCTATATTGTGTCCCATTTGGTGCATTAGCAAAGAATGATGACTCATACGGAACTAGATTAACCGATGTTGCTGTGTTTGCAGCGACCTTTAATCTAGCAGATGATGCTGCTCTATGTGATATTGTAAACCCAAATGGTTTTACTAGAGAAATTAAGCTATCTAATCGTTGAGCAGAATCTAAAAATGATTCATTAATTAACATGTTTGAGTAAAACGCATAGTACAATGTATTATATGCTAACAAATCAACTATGGTAGAAATTATAGAACCATCAAAATCGTAATCGAGATCTGGTTGTGATTGTAAAAACTGTTTGATGCTCGATTTAATGTCATCAAAATTTAATTTTCCTAGTTGTATAAAGTTATCTGATGCCATTTTAATTTCCTATTGTTATCCTAACACCATCTGAAATATTTGATGTTTCGGTTATATTTGAATTGTTACCAAAAGCAATTATGTCGTAAACTATTTCTACAATAACTGCACCATCCTCAACAATATTATACTCATCCTCCACAATTCTAAGATCATCGAATTTTACTCTAGACTCAAATCTATTTATATTGGATTTTACTCGCTCTTTAACTGATGCAAATATTGGAGTATTTTCTTCTTTTAATTCAAAGTACAAGTCTTGAAGTCCTACACCTATATCAGAAGAAGAAAAAAATCTTTCACCGGGTCTAGTCAACAATATATTAATTATTGATTGTCTTATTGATTGTAGATCTTTTTTAAGAGATATATCTTTTGTTATAGAATTACTAGATAAATCTAAATCTAAGTCAGCAAAAGTATAATCTTTAAATGTCATATATTATACCTCCTCATCTGGGTCTGGTATCCTGTTGTCTCTAATTAAAGTCAATACCATTTTATAGTTTTGAAGTGATGCTATTCTATGTTCTATTCTAGAAATTAACCAACAACCAGAATACCTATTTCCTAAAGGAGATCCATCATTTGGTAAAACCATAAAATCTCCAAGTTTAACTTCTAAGTTTCCGGGGATTATACAATTTGCTGTTTGAGCAGAATATAGATTTAATAGTGCATTTCTTAATATAGGAACTCGTTTGTCAGTTTCCCAAAAAGTAGAATACGTGTTGGATGCCCTAAGATAACTGTAAAAATGTTTACCCTGACAAGGACAAGTGGTATTCATTAAACTATCACTATCTGATGGTACGCAACCCAGATAAAATTCAAAAGTTTCTGGCGTGCCTATATTTGACTGTATTAATTCCTTTTCATTTGCAACAGTTTTTGCCCATGCAATTTCTTTATTTGTGGGCTCCCTGAACAATGGAATTGGACTACCAAATGTAATCCCGTCAGTATTAACACATGGACACGCGCAAAGAGAATTTGTGTCATCGCACTCGCTATTGTTAACAGGTCCCTCTGGATTAACGCAATCAAAATCATTATTTTCTAATAATGATTCTTGACTAGTGCTATATAATTGTTTCTTCACACGATACGTAATATTTTCACCACTCATGTTAACGCACACCTCCCGTCGTGATCATTTTCAGCGGAGAACATGTAAACTGTATTTTCTTCTTCTTTTCTAGATTGTGGTTTTGCTGGATCCAATATATTGGGTCTTTCTTCTTTGTCTTCTCGTTCAATTATTACGGGCAAAGATTTGCCAGTTTTATCATCAACTTCAAAGTAAAATAGTTGACTGGCGGATCCACAGAATGGGTCTGGTAAATTTTCAGTGCCAAATATACTATTAACTAAGAAAAGTAATTTATCTGTATCTGATGCGTCGGGGTTATCTTCAATGATTGGACCATCATAATCAGTATCTACAGTGGTCGTGGCTCGTATTGTATTTAGTTCACTCTCTCTTATTGCCTTCATTTTTACTACAGTGCCCATATATGTTTCTGGTAATACAACTGGTTCTTCACCGAATGCCTCGGCAGGGCAAGACTCCTTACCATTGAGGTTTAGACCCGCTGTCATTCCCCCAATAGGCATTAAATTAAATCCTTCTGGATAATCATATCCCAGTTCATTTATGCCTGCATTTGTAAACGCTTTATTATTTACTAGCTCATTCATGTTGTAAGCAGTAAACAGACCTTGTTTCCCTCCTTCAACAGGAACAACAAACACCTCCTGTGGTGCATTGATCATGAAAAGTTTTTCATTTTCATTCATGTGAGGCAGTCCAAACTCAAAAGTAACACCAAGATATTTTCCATCTAACGGAATTGTGTTGTTTCCATCATCGTCTTCAGTAAACCCAGTTATTCCAGATGGAATGAAAATAGTGTGTCTATCCTCAGAGCAAATATTATCCCTATATGGACCGGTTGCCGGATTAATATCTAACTTTTGACTAACATAATCAAAGTAAGAGTCATATTCATCCCTAAATTCTTCAGGAATTCTATCAGTAGCATCTCCCAATATCTTTATCAACTGTCTAGGCCAAACTTCTACCTCAACGAACGCATACCTATACAGATTTGGATGAGTAGTTCCCTTCGGCCCAGTTAAACCAAATGGTGCAAAAATTTGTTGAAGTAATTCATCCTCAGTTCCGCCTTGGGGATCGTCACCAATATATACGTTTTCTTCTGCTGACTGAAATCCCACTAGCATTGCCATAAATTCGTCCGGAGAATCTGAATCACAACATATTGTGTGTCTATACCTATTCCACTGCTCCTTTAGGTCTTTTAATAAAGAATATGCAAGTTTGGCTTTTCTCGCTGGATTTTTTACTTTAGTTACCACATCAAAAATTCCAATTTCACCTGTTTCGGGATTGGTATTAAATGGTAATGATGTTAAATCAAACATGGTTTGCCACATAAATTTATCATCTCTTCCATGCGAAACAGAGTAAGACTCAGTATCAGTTAAATATGGCTTATTTAAATAATTTTCATTAAAATATCCATAAACGGGATCGTCTAAAGGAGCAAAATCTCTTTGGAAAAAATCTGCATTATTTAAATCTATAATTGGTTCATTAGACATTAATATTCCATTGCTTTCATATTCAATGTCTTCTTCTTCCTTCTCCGACCCACCTATTGGAGTAAAAAAATCATCTCTATAGCTATAATCAACGACAGTGCATTTTAGGTGTGATCCCGAACTCATAAAATCGTGATAATAAGCGTTTTGTCTAATTCCCGGATTAATAATATCAACCGTATCTTTACCTGGCGTATTCGCATCTACTACTATGTTGCTATAAATGCCACGATAATTTGGTTCTACACAATCATAAGAGCCCGAAAATGCTCCATTTTCCTGCAACTCCAATAAATCTGCTTCTGTTTCTACCTTAAAAGACTCGGCTCGTCTAAAAATGTTTTCATCATTTGAAAACACGTATCTATGAAATGATTCTCCGTCAACACCATTATCCAGTCTAGTGGCTTTTAGTCCAGATGATCCTCCAATAGGAACAAAATTCCATTTAGTAAAGTCTTGGAAAAATACGTACGACGGATTCGTTGGTTCTCCAAGGGGAACAGCGTAGTTAGTACACGCCTTTATTAAATCAAGTAGAGTAGGAATTCCGTTTGGTTTGCCCCATGGATATGATGTTTGATTGGGCTTAAAGTATACACCGTTTTGGGTTTCAACTATTACTGGGGGTTCAGTGCAAGTGTTTATTTCATTGGAGCTAGTATCATCTTCATCATTGTTTGTGCTGGGCGAAAAATATCCAAAAGTATTTGCAACATCATTAATAAATGAAACTTGATTATTATCTTTTTGATCATCATCATCTTTTGGTATATGTGCAATCTTACCAATATATCCCTCATTTTTAAATTCAGGAAATTCCCTAAAGTTTACCATTGATGATTCAAATGATGCAAACTCCAGTCTATAACTTACACTCTGTGAGGATGATGATGCTGGACTAATAGTT